ATCTGGTCCAGCATGCCAATTACCAGGAATTCGCGCTCCCCGCGGAGTCCATCGAGCCGCATCACACGTTGGACGTTCCTGCACAGCTTGTGTGGGAAGTTGCAGCAGGTGTCGAAGATCCGACACTCGTCGCAGCGCGGTTCGGGTTCGAAGGCACGAAATGGGAGCGGCTGTCTCAGTGGCCCCCGTTCATCCAGGCCGTGCAGCGCCAGCGTGCGGAGTTCGAGCGCGAGGGTGTGACGTTCCGCCTCAAAGCCGGCCTCATGGCCGAGCAGGTGATGGACCAGATGTTCAAGCAGGCAGTCGGCACAGACTCGACGATCCTGCAGAAGCTGAGCGTCTTCAACAGCCTGGTGGAGGTTGCTGGGCTCAAGCCCGACAAGAAGGCCGCTACCCAGGGCGACGCCGGCGGCGCACCGCGGTTCAGCATCACGATCAACATACCCAACGGGGGCCCGACCCCCGTGACCATCGATGGCTAAAAAGAAGAACGCTCCACAGACCTGGCTTGAGCGCAATTTACTGTTTGGCGGTTTCCTCGCCCTGGCGACGTCGCAGGAAGAGTTCGATCAAGCGCTTGTGGAAATCAAAGTCACAGACAAGATTGAGTATGTCCCCAACGGCTGGCCAGCATGCACGCACACGTTCGATAACGTGGACGGCAGTATTGCGTGTGTTGTGGGGCTGGATCTTGAGCGCTGTGCGCAAGAGGACCCCATCGACGTTGCTGCGCTGCTAGTGCATGAGGCCGTGCATGTGTGGCAGCAAAACGAAATCAAGGCAGGGAAGTTGGGCTGCTTCGGCGATGAGGGGGAGGCCTACGCCATTCAGAACATCAGCACCCGCTTGATGCTGGAGTACGCGAGAAGGATTTCCCAGTGAGTGTGTACATCCTCTGCGCCTCGCAGGAGTTCTCGCTCCTGCCGGCCGTGTTGTTTGGCTGGGACGAAGAGGACGATGCGTTCTACGTCGAGGCTGGATGGTTGAACCTGTTCCTGGGAGTGAGCTTTGGCTAACCTGGTCTATAACCCACCGCTGTCGGTGGTCCCTTTCCTCACCTCGGACAAGTTCGCCAACTTCATCGTGGGGCCGGTGGGCTCGACCAAGACCACGGCGTCCCTGATCAAGATCTCCTACGAGGCCAAGCGGGTGGCTGCGTGCTCGGACGGCATCCGCCGCAGCCGGGTCGCTGTGATTCGTAACACCCGCCAGATGCTGTGGGACACGACGATCCCCGACTTCTTGAAGTGGTACCCGGACGGCGAGGCCGGTATCCTGGAGAAGACCAACTCGAAGTTCCTGCTCAAGTTCGACGACGTTGAGTGCGAGATTCTCTTCCGGGGTCTGGATGACGCTAACGACGTGCGCCGGCTGCTCTCGCTGCAGTTGACGTTCGGTGTGATGGACGAATTCCGCGAGATCAACCCCGACATCTACAACGCGCTCACCGGCCGTCTGGGCCGCTACCCAGACAAGACGATGAACGGCGTGGGTGCCTGCGACGACCAGGGCAACCAGATCCACAAGGTCTGGGGTGCGACCAACCCGCCCGATATGGATACGTTTTGGGAGAAGCTGCTCAGCGACCCCCCGGGCAACATGCACGTGACCATCCAGCCGTCAGGTCTGAGCCAGGAGGCTGACTGGGTGCAGTACTTGCCAGACGGGTACTACGAGAACCTGTGCGAGGGCAAGAGCGATGACTGGATCGGTGTGTACGTCCACGGAGAGTTCGGCAAGTCCCTCTCTGGCCAGCCTGTATTCCGAGCTTTTGATCGAGATACACACGTTGCCAGCAAGTCCCTGCAGCACATCAAGCTGCAGACCCACCCCCTCATCATCGGGATGGACTTCGGGCTCACGCCCGCATGTACCGTCAACCAGGTGGATGCACAGGGACGGCTGCTTACATTTGCCGACCTGACCAGTGAGGGAATGGGGGTGCTGCGGTTCTGCCGCGAAAAGCTCAAGCCCCTGCTTGCCAACCGGTTCCCGGGGATGAACGTGCTGATCGTGGGTGACCCCGCGGGCCAGCAGCGGGCGCAGACGGACGAGCGATCGGTGTTCGACATCCTGCGCCAGGAGGGCTTCCGGGTCGTTGCGGCCAAGTCCAACAGCGTGGTGGCACGTATCAACGCAGTCGATAAGTTCCTCACACGTACGGTAGATGGCAAACCCGGCCACATCATTGATCCGTCATGTACGCACCTAATTGCTGCACTTCGCGGCGGTTATCGGTATAAAATCCGCACAAACGGGGAGGTCGATGATCGCCCTGAGAAAAATGCGCATTCCCACATTGCCGATGCTCACCAGTACGCATGTCTGCACGCTGATGGCAACGTAACCGGGGATGCTTGGACCCGCAAGGCAGTCGAGATCAAAAAGGTGAACTACGTTTGGTCTTGACAGAGCCGCTGTTAGCGGGTACACCCCGGAAAATTGTTTTCAGTGACGCAATATGCAGCAATATGGCCTGAACATTACCAATTCAGCTGCGCCGGGGTCTATCTCGGCGGGCGGACTCGTCACCATCAAATCGGTGAAAGCGCTGAACGAAGAGGCGATGGCGAGGGCCCAACAGGCTAACTCACAGCCGGCTGTTCAGGCCCTTGCGGGCTATATCAAGTCGAAGTGGCGCACTGCCATGACGGCCAAGCAGCAGACTTCTGAGATCCGCATGCTGCAGTCGGTGCGAGCTCGGCGCGGAGAATACGACCCCGACAAGCTCGCCATGTTGCGCGAGCAGGGCAGCGCGACGATCTACATGATGATCACGAGCAACAAGTGCCGCGCCGCTTCCAGCTGGTTGCGTGACACGCTCGTCACCGCGGCCGAAGAAAAGCCCTGGACCATCGCCCCCACACCCGTCCCCGATCTTCCCCCCGACCAAGTCAATGCCATCATGCAGCAGGCCGAGATGGAAGTCCGGCAGCTGTGGGCCGCGGGCCAGCCTCCGTCTGACCAGCAGGTGCGCGAGCGTCTGCTCGAGATGAAGGACATGGCGATGTCGCACATCCATGACATGGCCAAGCGTACGGCCGAGCGCATGGAAGTGAAGATGGATGACCAGCTCACCGAGGGCAACTGGCACAAGGCGTTCAGCGAGTTCCTCGACGACATCACCACGTTCCCCGCGGCCATCATGAAGGGCCCGGTGGTGCGCAAGCGCCCGAAGATGAAGTGGGTGCCGGCCGGCAATGGCCAGTACACGCTGGATGTGCAGGACGAGCTGGTGCTCGAGTGGGAGCGTGTTGACCCGTTCAACATCTACCCCGCACCGGATGCGTCGGACATTAACGACGGCTACCTGGTGGAGCGCCATAAGCTGTCCCGGGCTGATCTGCAGGCGCTGATCGGCGTTGAGGGCTACAGCGAGGATGCCATTCGCGCCGTGCTCGAGGAATACGGCAAGAACGGTCTGCGCGACTGGATCTACGTCGACATGAACAAGGCCGCGGCCGAGGGCAAGTCGACCATGGGCGTGCAGCAGAACCCATCTGAGCTCATTGACGCGCTGCAGTTCTGGGGCAATGTGCAGGGCCAGCTGCTGCTGGACTGGGGCCTGACCGAAGACGAAGTACCCGATCCGCTGATGGACTACGCCGTCGAGGCATGGGTCATCGGCAGCTGGGTCATCAAGGCCGTCGTGAACCCGGACCCCCTGGGCCGCAAGCCCTACTACAAGGCCTCGTACGAGGAAGTGCCCGGTGCCTTCTGGGGCAACTCGGTCGCTGACCTGTGCCGCGACACCCAGGACGTGTGCAACGCCGCCGCCCGTGCGCTGGTGAACAACATGTCGATCGCGTCTGGCCCCCAGGTGGTCTACAACGTCGACCGTCTGCCGCAGGGCGAGAACCTGACCCAGATGTACCCCTGGAAGATCTGGCAGGTCACGTCTGACCCGATGGCAGGCTCCGCTCCGGCCATGCAGTTCGAGCAGCCGCAGTCTCTGGCCATGGAGCTGATGGCGGTCTACGAGAAGTTCTCCGTGCTGGCCGACGAGTACACCGGCATCCCGCGCTACATGACTGGCGACAGCCCGTCGGGCGGCGCTGCACGCACGGCCTCCGGTATGAGCATGCTGATGTCCAACGCCGGCAAGTCGATCAAGCAGGTCATCACCAACATCGACGAAGAAGTCATCCGCCCCGCCATCGAACGGTTGTATTTTTACAACATGCGCTACGGCGACGACCCGGACCTCAAGGGCGACGTGAGTATCGTTGCCCGCGGTGCCTCGGCCCTGATCATCAAAGAGCAGGCCCAGATGCGCCAGAACCAGTTCCTCCAGATCGCCCTGTCGAGCCCCGTGGTTCAGCAGGTCGTCGGCATGGAAGGCATCGCTGAGTTGCTGCGGCAGTCTGCCAAAACGCTGGATCTCAACCCAGATCGAGTTGTACCCCCGGTCGAAATCCTCAAACAGCGCATGGCACAGCAGCAGGCTGCGATGGCTCAGCAAGCCATGCTGGCCCAGGCCGGCGGGCAGGCACCAGCTCCGCAGGATGGGGCTACCCTAGCAAACGGCGCGCCAGTAACTAACAATTTTTCGGCTCTGCCGGGCGTTGGTAGTTGACAACGTGTTGTTTTGACACATAATCCGCAAAACTTTGGAGAAATCCTATGCAAGCAGTTAACCCGATGGAAAAGCGCTCCGCTGAGTACAAACAGGAATCCGCCAAGACCGACGGTATGTCGAAGGGCGGTGCAGTTGGTGCCGGCGGCTCCAACGGTGACATCTTCGCCAGCCTCAAGCGTGGCGGTAAAGAAGTCGCCCAAGAGTCGGCCAAAACCGAAGGCATGTGTAAGTGACAGTACGGGTCGATCAACGGGTTGCACGGTGCCTTACGGTACTGCGCAACCCTGAGATGAAACCGCTGTTAGAATTTTTGCAGGCAAGACAACAAGAGACTCTCGCAAGACTTGTTGACGCGCAAGACAAGGATCAGATGGTGCGGCTCCAGGGCCGTGCGATCGAACTCAAGGACCTCCTTGAGCTGGTTGAGCAGAGCGAAAGCCTGCTGGCCAAAACCCGCGGGGCGTGAGCAGACCGTTCAGTCGGAGCTCACAACCCAAAACTTTAACCCGAGTAGCAGACCGTAAGCGTACCGGGGCCGACCGTAAAGCCGGAGCCCCAGAGCGTAGTCGGAGCGAAGGAGATTTGAAACATGGCATTGCCAAAAGCGATTCAGCAACAAGTGGAAGCTGCCGACCAGTTGGTGGCTCAGATCAACGGTGAGACCCCTCCTGGGGAGACTGACGTAGATCCCGATAACCCCGACAACGCGCTACCGCCTGAAACGCCGCCGCAGAACCCTGTTTCGCAAGAGCCTCAACCGCAGCCCGATCCGGCCGCCGAAGAGCGTTGGGAACGTAAGTACCTGACCCTCAAAGGCATGTATGACGCCGAGGTGCCGCGCTTGCACGCCCAGGTGAAAGAGCTGAACACGCAAGTGCAACAGCTGATCGCCGAAGCCGCAGCCGCAAAAGCAACTCAGCCGAAAGCCGACCCCGCTCCGGCCAAGACTCTGATCACTGAGCAAGACAAAGAAGCATTTGGACCGGATCTGCTGGATCTGATCGAGCGTGCAACAGAGCAGAAGCTCGCGGGAACCCGTGAAACCGAAGCCCTGCTGCGCGCCGAAATCCAAGAGCTCAAAGGCAAGCTCGGGAAAGTTGATGAGACGGTTGGTTCGAGCTCGAAAGAGATCTTCATCGACCGCCTGACCAAGCAAGTACCGAACTGGGAAGCTGTGAACGTAGATCAAGGCTTCCTGGCATGGCTGGCTGAGGTGGACCCTGTTTATGGGTTGCCCCGGCAAGCTGCTCTGAACAATGCGTACGAAGCGCTCGATGCGAACCGTACGGCCAACATTTTCAAGCAGTACCTGGCCACTCTGCCCGCGGCTCCGGCGACATCCCAGCAAAACCGCCAAGAGCTTCAGCGTCAAGTAGCACCGACCCGCTCGCGTACGTCGACGGCACCGGCTACTTCCGCGGCAGACAAGCGTTTCTACACCCAGGGTGAGATCACGCAGTTTTACGAGGAATGGCGACGGGGCTTCATCGACGAAACCGATGCGGTGCGTATGGAGAAAGAGATCCATGCAGCCATCGCCGAAGGCCGAGTTCGATAAGACTCCCCGACATGGCTGCATCCGTCAAACGATGTTTTTTGAAAGGAAGTAGCCATGTCTACCGTAACCGCAGCAGCCGCTTATCCCGTTAACGCCGGTGGTTTCAACACCCCCGGTGGTCAGGTCGCCTACTCTGGCACCGCCTACTCGGGTTCGTTCATCCCCGCCCTCTGGTCCGGCAAGCTGGCCCAGAAGTTCTATGCCGCCACCGTGTTCGGCGAAATCGCCAATACCGACTGGCAAGGTGACATCACCGGCATGGGCGACACCGTGATCATCAACACGATCCCGACGATCACCATCAACAACTACTCCATCGGTCAGAACCTGGCCTATGAAGTGCCGGCTCCGTCGACTCTGCAGCTGGTCATCAACAAGGGCAAGTACTTCGGCGTGAACGTGAACAACGTTCTCGAGCTGCAGGCCAAGCCCAAGCTGATGGACATGTTCACGAACGACGCTGCCATGCAGATGAAGATCAAGATCGATCAGGACGTTCTGTACACGAACTTCAACCAGGGCGCTGCCACTAACCAGGGCGCTACCGCCGGCGCTATCTCCGGTGGCTACAACCTGGGTACCGACACCACCCCGGTGACCCTGACCGCTTCCAACATCCTGCAGAGCATCACCGCTCTGTCCAGCGTGCTGGATGAGGCCAACGTGCCCGAGACCGATCGCTGGCTGGTGATCACCCCCACCGAGCGTCAGATCCTGATGCAGTCCAACCTGGCTCAGGCTCAGTTCATGGGCGACAGCTCCAGCATCCTGCGTAACGGCAAGATCGGTCAGATCGACCGCTTCACCGTGTACGTCAGCAACCTGGTGCCGCGTGGTGCCGCTGGCAAGACCTGGATGAACCCCAACACTGGCACCGACAGCGCCAGCGCTGGTACCGCCAAGCGTCACGCCATCATGGCCGGTCACAAGTCTGCCATCACCTTCGCCTCGCAGATCGCCAAGGTCGAGTCGCTGCAGAACCCCAACGACTTCGGCACCCTGGTGCGCGGCCTGAACGTGTACGGCACGTCTGTGACCCAGGCCTCCGGTCTGGCGCTCCTGGTCGCCGCCGGCTAATAGCCGGTCCAGTAGGGGGAGGGGGCCGAAGCCCCCTCTGGTTGATCTTTCAAGGAGAACGCTATGGCCGTCATCGACGATCTGGTTACCGCGGGTTTCTCCCGCACTCAAAGCGACGCCATCGTTGGCGTTGACGCTGGTACGGCTACCGCCAACGACCTGGTGACCCAGGGCGTGTGGGCCAACACCGCTGACACGATCGTGGCAGTGAACGCTGGCACCGCTACGGACGATGACCTGGTTCGCGCCGGGTTGTCTGCTCCGCAGGTTGCCGCCGTCGACGCTGCTATGGCCGTGACCGCTTGAGGTAACACATGGGAACAGTCACCGCTGGTGCAATCATTGATAAGGCTGCGAAGCAGCTCACCGATATCGCCGGTGTGCGCTGGACGCGGGCTGAGTTGCTCGCCTGGCTCAACGACGGCCAGCGGCAGATTGTTCTCATCCAACCGAGTGCCACGAACACGGTCACGGCCGTGCAACTGGCTGCTGGAGCGCGCCAGCTCATCCCTTCGGATGGCTGGTTGCTGCTCGGTATCAACTGCAACATGGGCACCAACGGCACCACTCCGGGCCGTGCTGTCCGGTTGATTTCCAGAGAGCTGCTGGACAACTTCGACCCCGACTGGCGCACTGCCACGGCATCGGCTGTCACGAAGAACTACCTGTACGACGTGCAGGACCAGCTGGCGTTCCACGTGTACCCGCCTTCGACGGGCACGAACTTTCTGCAAATCAACTACTCGCGTCAGCCTGCAAACCTGACCTCTGAGTCGCAGACGATCGAGATCTTCGACGTCTATCAGGGTGCGCTGCTCGACTACATGATGTACCGCGCATGCGCCAAAGACGCGGAGTACGCGCCTGGTGTGGCGCTGTCGCGCACCTACGCAGAAGCGTTTGCGGCAGGTGTCGGTGGCAAGGAGACCTCGGAGCTCAAGAACACTCCGACGCTGGAACTTCTGCCGCGCAACCCCTCGCTGCCCGGGAGTGAATCATGAGCACCGTCTCCTACGAGAAGTTCCTGGTCGAGGTCATGCCGTATGTGCGCGACGTGCCCGAAGTCGTCGCTGTGCAAGCCATCCGCAACGCCTGCATTCAATTCTGTGAAGAGACGATGTATCTCCAGCAGAACCTGGATCCGCAGCCGCTGGTGCAGGGTGTGTCGAACTACGACCTGGACCCCGACGACAACAGCTACCGCGTGGTCAATATCGTCGAAGCCTGGAACGGTGACCAGTTCCTGATCCCGAAGTCCGTTGAAGAGGTCACTCGGATCTACCGCGTCACGAACTGGGAGACGCTGCAGGGCAACCCGTATTACTACTACCGCCCGACCGAAGGTGAGATGCGCCTGGTGCCGACTCCGCAGGTGTCGAACCAGAGCCAGCTGCGCGTGAAGGCTACGATCGCACCGACCCGCAGCTCGACGACGGTTGACAGCGAGATCTACGAGCGCTTCCTCGAGTACATCGCATTTGGTGCCCGTGGTCGTCTGTACGACACCCCGAACCAGCCGTACTACGACCCGAAGTCCGCGCAGATCTATCTAAAACGGTTCAACGACGCCATCGCTGAGGTTCGCGCCCGCGTGAACCGCGGCAACGTGCGTGCGTCCAACCGTATTGAATTCCAGAGGTGGGCATGAGCGAGAAGATCAAACTGGTAAAGGACGACACCCGCCCTGCGCTGGTGACGACGATTACTGACCAAACCACAGGCGCAGCGGTCAACCTCACGGGCTGTTCGATCATCCTGCAGTTCCGCGCCTTGGGGCAGACCGCTCTGCAGGCTACCGTGCCAGGCGCTGTGACGGACGGCCTAGCTGGGCAAGTTACGTTCTACCCAGCCGCCGCGCCCGCAATGCTGCAAGGCGACGCTGGCGAGTATGAGGGCGAAATTCAGATCACGTTCCCCGATGGGCAGATCCAGACGGTGTACGACCTGATCAAGTTCAAGGTACGGGCGGACTTCTAATGACTCTGCGCGCCGCAGTCACGATCGTCGATCCTCGGGCTTCGGTGACCTACACCAAGCCTGCGGCTGAGATCGCCTACGTGCAGCTGGCCGCAGCGATGTATGAGGACACCAGCGGGTTGTTCCGCTTCGTGCCCGAGACAGTAGTGATGTCTGATGGCACCGCGATCAGCTTGACGAAGGCTACGGGTGACCAGGTCGCCGTCAGCGATGGTCAGACCCTGGCTGTAGGGAAGGGGCTTGCTGAGGTCCTTGCTCTCGAGGACGTTATCACCACGGTTTTGATTTTCCTGCGCGAGTTCGCAGATGCGGCAGCTCTGTCTGACGCAGCGGCTCTCTCGGTAGCCAAGGAGCTGACCGAAGCGGTCGCAACGTCTGACGCGTTTACGAAAGTCATTTCCCCCAGCTATGGCGACGCAACAACTGTCCTTGAATCTGCGACCCTGTCGGTTGCAAAGGCTTTCGCGGACTCTTTGGCGGCCGCTGACCAGCAGACGTTGGATGTAGCCAAAGCTGTTGATGATGCCATTGCGTTAGCCGATGTATCGGTATTGTCCGTAGCTAAAACCATAGACGACGCGCAACTTGTTGACGATAATCAGGCCCGATCAACTGATAAGGCGCTCGCCGATGGTTTTGGGCTGAACGAACAGTTTGCGTTTGAATATTCGCTGGCGTCCACGATTGATAACGTGACGTTCGCGGGTGACCTGGCAACGCTAAGTACCGATAAGGCCTTTACCGAGTCGGTAGCGTTAGGCGATTCTGGACTGCTTCAGATCCAGGATTACAGTGACATCACGTACTTCCTCGAGGATTACGTGGGTTATGCAACAACTTTTTAAGGAGTAGCTCATGCTCAACGATACCCTGAAAATCACCGGCGCGGTCAGCATTAAGCTGCTCGATAAGGGCGGCAACGTCCTGGAAACCCGCGAAATTCCTAACCTGGTGGTCTCCGCCGGCAAGACGTTCATCGCGTCGAGCATGCTCAAGACGACGACCAACACTCCGACTGCCATGACCCACATGGCCGTGGGCACCAGCTCGACGGCCCCCGCCGCTGGCGATACTGCCCTGGGCGCTGAAGCCGGTCGCGTGACTCTGGCGTCGTCGACCTCGAGCGCGAACGTTGTGACCTACACCGCGACTTTCCCCGCCGGCACCGGCACCGGCGCTTTGGTGGAAGCCGGAATCTTCAACGCTGCCAGCGCTGGCACGCTGCTGTGCCGCACTACGTTCTCCGTGGTGAACAAGGGCGCTGCTGACGCCATGTCGATTACCTGGACCATCACTGTCTCCTAATTCGGGGGAAGTAGTAGATGACTACCATCGTCACCCGCGCTGGCAAGGGATCTCCGCTGACCAACGCGGAGGTCGATGCCAACTTCACCAATCTGAACACGGCGAAGCTCGAGGCGAGCAACAACCTGTCGGATCTGGCCAACGCCGCCACTGCCCGGACAAACCTGGGCGTGGCGATCGGCACGAACGTTCAAGCCTGGGATGCAGACCTCGACGCGATCGCTGCGCTCGCTGGTACGAGCGGCTTTCTCAAGAAGACCGCAGCCAATGCCTGGTCGCTGGATACCAGCACTTACCTGACCGGTAACCAGACGATTACCTTCACGGGTGACGCCACGGGTTCCGGCGCGACATCGGTTGCTCTGACACTGGCCAACAGCGGGGTCACCGCCGGCACGTACACAAAGGTCACAGTTGACGCCAAGGGACGGGTTACCGCCGGTGCATCTCTGGCCTCAGCTGATCTGCCGACCTACACCGGTACGCTTACCAGCTCACAGGTCACAACCGCCCTAGGCTACACACCCTACAACGCTGGTGCAAATACGGTCCTTACAAGTGCCAACTACACCAGCTATGCGCCTTCATTGACCGGCTCCGGTGCAAGTGGCTCGTGGGGCATCAGCATTACTGGGTCCTCGGCCTCCTGCACTGGTAACTCCGCAACCGTGACGAACGGTGTGTACACGACGGGCACCCAGACGATCGACGGCGTCAAGACGTTCCGCGGTGGGGCCAGCACAGATGCCTACATGTATCTGAGCGCGGTGAACGGTATCGCTGTATTCCAGATTGCCGGCTCGGGCACGAATAACTCGTTCCTCCTGTTCGCCAACTCGACAAACAACGAGCGTTCCAGGATCACGGTCGATAACGGCCGCAACCTGTATATCAGCCAGAACAGCGGTACCACAAACCACTTCACGTTCGACGCGAGCGGCAACTTCACAGCCACTGGCAACGTGACTGCATACTCGGATGAGCGGCTGAAGAAAGACTGGGGCACGCTGTCTGCCGACTTTGTCGACCGCCTTGCCCAGGTTAAGCACGGCCCTTACACACGTAGCGATACGGGTGAGCGCCAGGCAGGTGCGTCTGCGCAGGCAATGCAAGAGCTGCTGCCCGAAGTGGTCATGGCTGATAAGGACGGAATGCTGTCGCTGGCCTACGGTAACGCTGCACTGGTTTCGGCCATCCAGCTTGCGCAGCAACTTGTACACACGCGAAATCGAGTTACACAACTCGAAGCCAAGCTGGCTAAAATCGCCGGAGAGGGTTAAGACATGCCAGTACTTTTCTCAAACAACGCATCGGCCCCCCTCGCGGCGTCGATCACTGCTGCCAGTACGTCGATTACTGTAACGACGGGCCAGGGTGCGCTGTTTCCTGCGGTGGCTGCTGGCTCGTACTTCTACGCCACGCTGGTTGACTCCAGTAACAATCTCGAGATCGTTAAGGTCACCGCCCGTTCCGGTGACACGATGACGGTGACCCGTGCGCAGGAAGGCACCGCGGCTCGCGCATACGCCGCAGCTGACAAAATCGAGTTGCGCGTCACCGCCGCTGGGCTAGGCAATCTGGTTCAGCTCGATGGCGCACAGACGGTCACTGGCGCGAAGACGTTCTCTGACTCGATCGCGCTGTCCGGGGGCGGCTCTCTTGCAGGCACCTTCTCTGGCACGGCCACGTTTAGCGGAGCCATCACTTTCTCCAATACCGTCACAGCCAATATCAGTGGCAACGCAGGCACGGTCACTGATGGGGTCTATCTGAGTACTGCTCAGACTATTTCCGGCGCAAAGACTTTCTCTGGGCAGGTCGCCTTTACTGGAGCAACGGTCCCGCAGTTCAACGCCACAGCAACTGGTATCCAAGGGCGCGTCCTTGTAGGAAACCGTGAGCTGCGGATGATGACGGCGGATTCGTCGCTGAAGGTGGTCAACGCTGCAAACAATGCTTTCACGCACACGTTCTCCGATAACGGAGACTTCACCGCGGCTGGGAAAGTGGCCGGCGTTAGTTTCAACACTGCCAGCTGGACCGTCGAGGAATCTGGGGGCGCGTTGCTGTTCAAGTACGGCGGCGTGGCTGTAGCCAAAATCGCAAGCAGCGGGCAGATCACGTCGGCCGACGATGTGACCGCTTTCGGCACGGTGTAAGAGGTAAGGCATGACACTTCCAGCATCCGGTGCAATCTCGCTGTCCCAAGTCAATACCGAACTCGGGTTGTCGTCCACTGCAAACATCAGCATGGGCAACAGCAACGTCCGCACGCTTTTCGGGAAGGCCAGCGGCGCAATCTCGATGAGTGACGGATATGGCAAGGCCAACCAGTTCACCTTCACGATCAGCAGCAACCAGACCAACGCGAACCTGCGAACGCTTGCGGTCAACGCGGGCTGGGATCAGAGCAGCAAGGTTGTGGCTACTATTGCCTCCGGTGTTTACGTCAGCAGCAGCAGCACAGGAACTCCAGCTCTTACTATCAACGGCAGCTTCCCCGGAGGCGTTCAGTTGATTAACAACGGCAGCATTGTTGGCATGGGCGGCAATGGCGGACAAGGCGGCGGTGGCAGGTACAACAGTGGATCGCCCAATGGATCTGCTGGGGCAGGCGGCGGAACAGCGCTCTCAGCATCTGTCGGAGTGTCGGTGACCAACAACGGCACAATTGCCGGAGGCGGCGGTGGCGGAGGCG